GTCGGCTCGCTCATGCTTTCGCCGGTGCTGCGGTTCACGTCGCCGCCACCGCCGTACCAGTGCTCCGGCAGCGTGGCGCCACCGAGCACCTGGTTGCGGAACAGGCGCGCGCCTTCGGCTGAGTCGGCGGCCTGCAAGTCGGGCGCCTTCGCCTCCCATGCTTCGTTTTCGTTGTGCACGCGCACGCTGCCCGGCTTCGGCGCGGTGATCTTCTTGGCCTTCTCGGTCACTTCATCCGGCGACGCGCCGGTCAGCGTCACGTCCCACACGAACGCCCGGCGGAACGCCGCACCGTCCAGCTCGCCGAACAGGAACTGGTCGTACGCGTCGAGCCAGTCGATCTGCGCCAGCAGGTCGCTGCGGCCGCGCGTCGTGCTGCTGAGATCGTTCACCCGGTAGAAGAAGCAATCGCCCGTGTCGAAGGTCTCGCGGATCTTCTGCGTGCCGGGGGCGAACGCCGACTCCGGCACGTTGACGATGATGCGGTAGCGGCGCTTGTTGCCTTGCTTGTCGCGCTTGGTCACCACGCCGATCGGCTGCTCGCGGTTCTCGGGATCCATCACCACGGTCTCGATCAGCGCCGGGTCCAGGTAGCCCAGCCGCACGAAACCCGTGTTCTCGTCGCGGAAGCACGGGAAGCACTGCTCGCCGAACAGCGCCAGCTCCCGCGCCCGCTTCGGCAATTTCAGATCCCACGCGTTCAAGCCATCGTCCCAATGACGGTTGAGCACCGCCTGGGCATCCGCGGCGCCGATCGTCAGCCGCACGCCACCGGCCAGCAGGTACGCCACCGGCAGCTCGATCAGCCGGTTCGCCAGCAGGTTCGTCTCCCACTGGTAATGCGCCAGGCGCTGCATGCGGTCCTGGGTCATCGGCGCCAGGTCGCGCTGGCCGTCGCCGGTCAGGCGCCGCCACTGATCGTCGTCGGCGTCCACGGTGGCGCCGGCAGCCTCGCGCAGCGGTTTCGGCGCTTCCGGGGCCGGTTTCGGCTCCTCAGGCGCGAATGCACCCGGGTAACGGTCGAAGAAACCGCCCTGGGACTTTTCGTGAATTTTCGCAGCGTCTTTCATGGCCTCACCGTGTCCCATCGTGGCGGCCCGGACGCTCCGCGGCGCTCACAGCGCCGCGTTGGGCGTCGGCCCGGTTTGCAAACATGGATGTCGATGCGCGCCGGCCGAAGCCGGCGGCGCGGTAGGTGTCGGCTTCCGGTTCGACGGATTCACCTGCTGCGGGCTGGGCTTCCTGTCGGGCCGCCGCCCACATCAGCACACCGGACACCGCGGTGTCGCCGTGGCGGTCGCCGCCGTCCGCACCCTTGGTGCGGGCATCGCTCATGCGCGGCGAGCCCTTCACCAGGACAACGCTGCGGTGGTCGGCGATCCAGTCCTCGTCGCCGAAGGTCTGGATGTCGCCATCCTCGAACGCCTGGTGGTAGCGCGGGAACCAGGTGTCGTACCAGCCGCCGGTCAGCTGCACGCACTCCACGCGCTGCGGGCCGACCAGCTGCAGCGCCGCCTCTGCATGGCTCTGGCCGTTGCCGCGCGCGTCGAACTTGGCGTGGTGGAACAGCGGCAGGTGCAGCAGCAGCCACGTGACGATCAGCTTCTGGCAGTCGAACGGGATCTTGCGCAGCTCGATGCGCAACGGCGTGCGCCACTTCGCGCTGGCGGGGATCGCCTGGCCGATCACGATGGGCGACAGGTCGCCGTCGCGGGCGAAGTCCTGGCCGAGCACGGTGCGCAGATCCTGCGGCAGCCGCGCCACGGCCGGCGCCAGCACGTCGTCGATCCACTGCTGCGTGATGCGCAGGCGGTCGGGATCCAGCACGAACGTGGCCGGCTTGTTGTAGTGCAGGATCTCAAGGCCGTCGACGGCGCACTTCTCCAGCAGCAGCCGGCTGAAGTACACGCCGCTACCGCGCTTGGGGATGCACTCCAGTTCCTCGTCGGCCGATTCGACCGTGCGATATTTGCTGCGCGTCTGCTCGACGAACTCCCGCTCGGCTTCCGGAGACCATTGCTTCTTGGTCACCAGGCAGATGCGCTTGTACAGGCCCTCGCGAATGGCATCGCTGAAGGTCACGCGGTGGTGCGACCACGGCAACTTGCCGCGCATCACATCCTTGACCAGGTCGCTGAACGGGTTGTCTTCGCCGTTGTGCGTGCCGCCGATGGACACGCGCCCGCCCCAGATCAGGTAGGCCATCGCGCCGTCGATCACCGCGCCCAGGTCGTTGGCATGGCCGGCCTCGTCGATGCGCGCGTGGCCCTGGCGACCGCGCCAGTTGTGCGCCATCGCGCTGAGCGCCTCGATCTTGTGGCCGCTGGCCAGCGTGACCTTGTAGCGCACGATGTCGCGCTTCTCGTTGTCGACCACCACCTTTTCGTAGCCGACGTCGACCTTGCTGCAGATGACGTTGAACCACTTCGCGAACATGGCCACGTCGCCGATGAATTCGGCGGCCATGCCCTGGTTGTAGCCCATGTAGAACTGATCCATGCCGCCGCTGGCCAGCGCGGCTTCGCCGACGGCCTCCGGCGCCCATGCGCCCCAGGTGAAGCCGATGCGCCGCCCCTTGTCGCATAGGCGCACGTCGCGCTTGTCCAGGTGCCAGCGTTGCTGATACGGCAGCAGGATGTGCGGGATCTCCGACTTCGGCATGCCCTGCAGGCGCTCGCCGGAGCGGTCCTTTTGCGCTTCGACCACCAGCTGCAGCGCTTCCTGTTTTTCCTCGGGGTTCATGCGTCGGCCGCTGCCACGTCGATGCCGAGGAACCCGGCGCGGATCTCCGCCCAGCCTTCGGCAGACATGCCTTGCTTCTTGGCCACCTTCTCGGCGGCCTTGGCCTGCCGCTCCAGCGCCTGGCGCTCGATCTTCTCGCGGCGCTCCAGGCTCTGCTTGGTCGACGCTTCCAGGTCACGGATCGCCTTGGCCAGCAGCATGATGTCCATCGCCTTCGGCGCCTTCGGCTTGCCGTCCTTGCCCAGCTCGGCCTCGCTGCCATCGCCGATGCTGGCGATAGTGGAATACGCCACGGTCTTCAGCATCTCGGTCAGCAGTGCGCTGACGTCGCCCTGCGGCTGTTCGTTGAGCTGGGTGACCCACTGGCCGGCGACTTCCTGCGCTTCGCGGTATTGACGCATTTGCGCACGCGCACCTTTCACTGCGCGGCCCACGGCCGACTTGCTCACGTCGGCGTCGAGCTCGTTGAGCTTGTCGGTGATCTCCATGATCGTGCAGCCCGCGCGCAGCAGGCGGTGGTAGAGATCCTGCAGCTCGGGCGGCAGGCGTTCCAGCGAGGATCGGCGGGCCACGGTCAATCCTCCAGCAGCTTGACGCCGGGCACGGTGAGGTCGCCGCTGACGATGTCGCGGCCGCTCTGCGTGATCCGGGCAAACTCCACGCCGCCCACGTCGCGCAGCTGCGCGAAGCCGTGGCGGCTCAGCCAGGCCAGGTCGATAGCCACGGTGTCGGCGTCGGCCTTGTAGCCCCAGCTGCGCACCAGGGTGCGCACCAGCGGCGCGCTGGAGCCCTGGTCATTGCTCTCGGCGAGGATCCGCAGGATGCGGCCGCGCCGGTACTGGCCCTGTTCTTCCGTCAGATTCACTTGCGGTCACCTCGCATCAGATGTTCCTGGATCATGCGCAGCTGCTCGCGCATGGCATTGGTGGCGGCGGTGTTAGCCGCGAGGTTCTGTGCCACGCCGTTGATCTTTTCGTGCAGCGGGCTCAGATCCTTCGCGGTCAGGTGATGGTTTTGCGACGCCTCGATCCTCGCCATGCCGTCCTCCATCACACCCATGCGGCCGTCGAGGTTCGACAACCGCGTGCTGATCTCGCCGACGGACTTGTCGGTGTGCTTGCGCGTGGCGCGATCGCCGTTGTCGATCTTCGCCGTGAGGTCGCTGGACCGGGATTTGCGCCATACCAGCACGCTGACGGTCGCGGCCACGATCGCGCAGATCGAGGAAATGATGGCCGCGGCGGCCTGCAGGTCATTCCATTGCATCACTGGTCCCCTGGTGGTTTCGTTACTTGCGCCGACGTCGCGCGGTCGGCGTTGCATCGCTGCAGCACGCCGCGCCACGCGTCGATCTGCAGCAGGCCTTCGAGCGCACAAGGCACCGGGATGCCGCGCAGCTCGCAGGCTTTCGGCGGCGGCGCCGGCTCGGCCAGCGGCGCGGTCAGCGACGCATCGAGCGGCCGGTATGCCGGCACCGGCACTTCAATGACGGACGCCGGCCGGGTCGCCTGCCGTTTCGGGCCACAGCCGGTCAGACACGGCAGGGCACACAGGCAGGTGAGCCAGCACAGCACAATCGGGCGAATCATTAGCGGCTTTCCTGTTGGCGGCATCGCGCGCGGCGATGGCCGCGGTCAGTTGTTTCTGCAGGCCGGCGCGTTCGTTCATGGCCGCGTCGGCGAAGTAGTTGGCTACAGCCAGTTCGCGCTTCTTGGCGTCCAGCGTGCGCTGCACGTTGTCCAGCGATTGCCGCGCCGCGTCGCGCTCGGCGTTCGCCACATCGCGTTCACCGTTCGCCTGGTCCACCTTCTTCTGCGCGGCCTTCTGCGTGGCCGCCACGCCGTCGTCGTAGCCGCGGCTGTGGCCGTGCCATTCCAGGCCGACAACCGCCAGCGCCAAAGCCAGCACGATCGCGATGATCTTCGTCATGGGCATACCCTCGCACCGGGCCAACCTTCAGCGAGGTACGCCGGCTCCAGCATCAGCAGGATCCGGCGCACGTAAGCGCGGTTCTCTTGCCAGTTGGCGACACTGCGCGACCGGTGCCGCTCCACCTGGCCAAACCATCGGTGCGGGTCATCGCGCGCCTCGTAGGCCATGCGGATCTCGCGGTCGCGCGCGGTCTCCCCTCCGTTGTAGGCACTGAGCGTCATGGCCCAGCGGTCGCACGGCGTGGCGCCGCTGGCGCGGTCGTGCAGCCAGGCGTCGTAGCAGACCACCGCGCGAATCGACCAGCCGGCATCCCAGGGATCGGGCGGGCCGACTTCCGGGCACACCTTCGGCAACCACGCCGCGGTGGCGGGCGTGAACTGCGAAAGCCCCTGCGCGTACTTGCTGCGCGCCGTGGTGCGCCAGGCGGACTCCTGGTGGATCTGCGCGGCGATGCGCGCCACCGGCGCCTGCATGCCGAACTGCGCGCCAGCCGCGCGTTCCAGCTGCACGCGGTAGCGCACCGAGGCGTCGGGAATGGGCACGTCGGCGGCATGCGATGGCGTGACCAGCACGGCGACCAGCAGCACGATCAACACGCCCAGCAGCGCCGAGGCCGTCGGCGTCGCCTTCATGGCAGCAGCGCCCCGGCCAGCAGCGCCGCCGACACGATCAGCGCGCGACGCTTCCACGCCGTGCCCTCGGCAATGCCGGTCAGCACGTGCGGGCGGGCATACGGAAAGATGATGCGGTCGACCCAGTAGCCCAGGTAGGCATACAGGCCGATGCGCGAGGCGCCCCAGATGAGCAGCCCGACCTTCGCCGGGTTCATCGTCAGCACCACGCCGAAGGTGATCGCGCCCAGCAACAGCAGCGGCGTCGCCCGCAGCTTGTCGCGCAAGGCGGGAAGAGCCGCGTGGATGCGGGCCTGGAAACGCTGGAGGATCGTTCGGGAGGTCATGCGGCACAAAGTGCCGCATGAGGATGCGAGGGGTCTTTTAACCGGTGTTATTTACCGCAACGCCGGCAATGGACAGCCGGATATTACCCCAATCGGCGGACGATGCTGCGCAGCGTCCCGCGCATAGTCATTCCCCCACCAGCCAGCCCAGCCCGTGGCGGCGCATCAGCCGCGGCAGGTCGTAGATCAACCATACCTCGACGTTGATCCAGGCGTGCACCAGCAGTTCACCCGCCACCACCGACAAGACCATGAAGCCGATGATGAGGCCGGCCACGCTGTCATCGGCATTGTGGTACCAGCCGAGGAACGCCGTCACCAGCAGCATGGCGCCGAGGTAGCAGACGACGTGGCGGATATCGCCCATCGCGCGACGCACGCGCAACTCGCGCGCCTGCATCGCTTCGCGGGCACGGCGCTCGGCGCCGATGTCATGACCGCAGGCGATGCACTCATCCAGATCGGGAGCCTGGCCGCCAAGCTTGCACCATTGGCACGTCAAGGCATGTGGGTCGTTGGCACGATGCGCGAGCAAGTCGCGGTATTCGTTGAGGCTGATGGAGAGGTTGATGTCACGCCCAGCGGCGAGACTCCTGCGGTCCGCGTGGACCGCACTGTGGTGGAATTCTTGCATGACGCCCCCTGTGGCGTGGCCCGTTGGAACTTGCTTACCTGGTGCAGATGCGCTCTATCGAATAAGCCGACCCAGCGTCGTCGACATCGAAGATCAACGCCGACCCAGGCGCGACATAGAAAGGCTGGGTGCCGTTGTAACCACCGGAACGGTTGCGCGCATTCACCATGCCGCACATGTAGTCGCGGCCATCGGCATGGCGGAAATAGAGTCCGCTGAACCTGGCCGAATCAGGATCCGCCAGCGTGCTGCGCAGCATCTGCTGATAGTCGTGGTAGGCCGGCCAATGCCGAAGACCGTCGACGACGTCAGCGGCATGGCTGGTGCGTATGGCATATCCGACAACGCTGCCAACAACGACCACCAGACCTGCAAGGAAAACCCACAGTCTCTTCATCGCGCGCCCCTGTATTCAGAACACCATTCTGTGCCGGCTGCGTCTGCATTCTCTGTGGGCGCTCGCCTACAAAAGCCGTAAGGGTCGGCCGTTATTTCTTCCGCCGACCGCTGCCCGCACCGTAGTTGACGTCCCCTCCAGCGGCGACGCTTCCACGATCGGCATGGACGCCAGGCTGGCGCGGAGGTTCGCTGCGGCCAAGCAATTCCAACATGTCCCGGAATTGCAGCTTTCGAGCGTTCGACAGCGCTCGGTACATAGCAAGCAGCCTCAATTCCTCGGCGGATAGAACCGGCTCTTCGCGAACGCCCGCCTTGGGCGGCTGTGCATTCGAATCGTCGTACCAATGCGGCCACAGGCGACTCAACGACAGCCGCAGCACCTCGCTGATCTTCTCCTCGATCGGCCGACTACGGCCGCGGCCGTTGATGACCATGCTCACGGTAGACGGCCTCACACCGCACATGGTGGCGATGTGGGACTGGCTATAGCCCTGCAATTTCAGGGCGGCCTGGATCTCAGCTGGATGCATGGCGCCCGCCCGATTCGGAAATGCTTGACATCCTCTTGTTGAACATGTTCAATGAACTTGTGAATTGAACAAGTTATGCGCGAACGTTCGCGCATTGGTCAGAGGAACCCCATGCAATCGTCGGCACCCGCGCAAAAACACTCGGATGACGAGGTTCGCGTCCAGGAACATGCGGCGCGAATCAAGTACGCGCTGGCCTGCAGCAATTACACGCAGGCAGACCTGGCCCTCGAACTCGATCGCAGCCGCAGCGCAGTGAGCATGGTCATCAACGGCCGCGGACGCAGCAAACGGATTGAGTTGCGAATCGCCGCCATCACGCGACGTCCACTCGCCGAACTCTGGCCGCAATGGCATGGCCCCAACGCCAAGCCTCGCCGTCGTCGCGCGCTTTCCACCACACAACCCACCGACGCGCACCGCGCGGCGGCAGGCTGACTCACTCATCCACAGGGGGATGAATCCATGTCCGACACGCTTATCTTTGGCCCGAGCGAAGCGCGCGCCATCGCCGCTGAACTCACGCCGCGCCGCACTGGCGAGTTGCTCGGGATCTACGAGCGGCGCGTGATCAACGTCACCCAGCAGCTGCTGGGCGCCAGCCGCACGCGCGGCAACAAGCTGCACCGGTACGTCACGGCGCTGCATGTGTTTTCTCCACCCGCTGACCGGGCTCACCTTCTGCGCTTCGCCGCCGCCGAAGTGCTGCAACAAGGTCATCCAAAGCCATCTGCGCCGGCCGCCGCCCCGTCAGCGTCCAGCTGTCGTCGACCATCACTTGTGCCAGCAGATCCATGTCGATCGCTCCCCGGTCGTGCAGCAGGTCGGCCAGCGCCAGAAACGACAGCCGCAACGCCTCGGTCTGACCGTCACGCTGGGCGTCGGACCAGGGTGGCAGGGCTGAGTGTTCGGTTTCTTCGGTTGCGGTTGTCATGGTCATTCCAGGTCGCGTGGGGCTGATGCGCATGCGACTTTCATTTGAGTGTGCAGCATTGCACAACGCAAAAGACCTTTTCGCAAGGGCAAACGCCGGCCGCGTTTGGAACCGCGCCACCCCAGCTGCCATGCGGTGTGCGCAATGAGCCGCCGCAATTGGAAGGTCTGGCGGCCCGCCAGCCTGCAGGAAGCGGTCGAAGGCTGCGTGGATTACGCCAAGGAAAACTCGGCGCGCATGTCCGTCGATCGGCTGGCTGACCTGGTCGGCGAGTCGAAGTGGACGATCTACAAGTGGATCGAGAAGGGCAGCATCCCCGCCGTGAAGATCGCCGGCTTCGAGCATGCCTGCGGCCGCGCGTACGTCACCGAGTACCTGGCTACCAGCGCCCGCAAGCTGGTGGTGGACCTGCCCACCGGGCGCCTGCCCATCGGCAGCGACATCCACGCCCTGCAGGAGTCCTGCACCGCCGCCATCGGCGCGCTGCTGCGCTTCGCCGAAGGCAAGGCCGACGCGGCCGATACCGCCGACCACCTCACCGCCGCAATGACCCGGCTGGCGCATGAGCGCGCCCAGGTCGAGCGGCACGCACAACCGGAGCTGTCCCTGACATGAGCGCCGCCAACTACATCAACGCCGCCCAGCAGCGCGTGCTGAAGATCCTGATGCTGCTGTCCGGCCACGAAATGATGGGCCTGGCGCCCGGCGAGATCGCCAAGGCCGTGCGCACCAGCGCCAGCAACATCACCCGCGACCTGGCCAACCTGCGCGAGGCCGGCTACGCCGAGCAGCTGGACAACGGCCAATGGCGCATCACGCCACGCATCGGCCAGATCGCGCTGCGCGTCCTGAATTCCCTCGGTGAAGCCCGCAAGCGTGTCGAAGAGACCGCCCAGCGCTTCTCCGTCGACCGCTGAACCCAAGGAGCACCACATGCCACGCACCAGCAAAGCCCGCACGCCCCAAGTACTCGACGCGCCGGGATCCATCATCGACCACGACGCGCTCGACCAGGCCGGGCAGGCGATGACCGCGCAAGCGGCGCGCATCAGCGTCATCGACCAGCAGTACGGCATCGACGCGCCGTACAACCTGGAGGCGTACATCGCGCGCATCCGCCGCAACGTCGCCGAGACCGCGGAACGCCTGATCGAGATGGGCCTGCTGCTGATCCAGATCCGCGAGCGCGAAGCCCAAGGCACGTTCCACCAGGCACTCGATCAGATCGGCATCGGCGTGCGCTTCGCCCAGCGCGCCATGCAGACCGCGGCCAAGCTGCACGACCTGCCGAACCTGCAGCGCCTGGGCGTCAGCAAGGTGCTGGAGCTGGTCAGCGAGGATGACGAAGTACTCGCCGAGCTCGATGCCGGCGGCACGCTGGCCGGCAAGACGTTCGACGAGCTCGACCGCATGTCGGTGCGCGAGCTGAAAGCCGCCCTGCGCGCCGAGCGCCAGGAGCGGGAGGACGAGAAGGCCACCGACGAAGAGATCATCCGCGCCAAGGACGAGCGCATCAACAAGCTCACCCGCGACAAGCGCAAGGGCAGCGACGAGCAGAAGCTGCGCCAGGCCGCCGAGGATCTGATGCGCGACGCCGACGAGGCGGTGGTGGAGGCGGCCTCGCACATCGCGCGCCTGAGCAAGACCTTCGGCGATGTTGCCCAGCTCTACGCCGATGCCGGCCTGCGCGTGGACGGCGATATCGCCGAACGCCTGGACGGCAATGCCCGCTGGGCGGCCGACCAGCTGCGCGACCTGTCCGAGCTGGTGGGCGAATAACCATGCACCAGGGGGAGCTTGCCCAAATGGATTACCTGCGCAACGTGGCCGGCCGGCTGCAATCGGCTGGTCACGGCGAGCGCGGGTCACTGATCGACGAGGCCATGCGCTGGCTCGGCGTGAGCAAGCCGACCCTGTATGACCGCCTGCGCCGCGTGGGCTGGAGCAGCGGCCGCAAGCTGCGTGCCGACAAGGGCGACAGCCGCGTCAGCGAGGCCGAGGTGAAAGCCGTCGCCGGCATCCTGCGCGCCAGCCAGCGGCAGACCGGCAAGGAGCTGCTGCCGGTGGGCGACGCGATCGACATGGCGCTGTCCAACGGCCTGATCACCGAGCGTGTTTCGCCGGAAACCATGCTGCGCCTGATGCGCCGCCACGACTGCCACCCGCGCCAGCTGGCCCGGCCGGAGCCGCACGTCAACATGCGCAGCAACCACCCGAACCACGTGTGGCAGCTCGATGCGTCGGTGTGCGTGCTGTACTACCTGCGCAACGGCCGCGTCGGCGTGATGGACGAGCGCAAGTTCAACGAACGCAAGCCGCGCGACCTGGCGAAGGTCAGCAACCAGCGCGTGATGCGCTACGCCTGCACCGACCATTACACCGGCGACGTGCTGTGCCGCTACTACAACGTGGCCGGCGAAGACCAGCACACGCTGTTCGAGTTCCTGATGTGGGCGATGCACCGCAACGACGGCCACGTGATGCACGGCGTGCCGTGGATGCTGGTGTGGGATGCCGGCAGCGCCAACATGAGCCACGCCATTGGCGCGCTGCTCACCGCGCTGATGATCCGCCATTGGGCGCACAAGCCGGGCAACCCGCGTGCGAAAGGCCAGGTGGAGGGCGTGCACAACATCATCGAGCGCAAGTTCGAGGGCGTGCTGACCTTCGCCCGCATCGACAGCGTCGAACAGCTCAACGTGGAAATGGACCACTGGCTGCGCGCGTTCAACGGCACCTTCAAGCACAGCCGTCACAAGCACACCCGCGATGCACTCTGGCAAACCATCCGCCAGGACCAGCTGCGCCTGTGCCCGCCGGTGGATCTGTGCCAGATGCTGATGCACAGCAAGCCGGTGCAGCGCACGGTCAAGGGCAACCTCACCGTGCAGTTCACCGCCAAGGGCTTCGACCCCGCCGTGTATTCGGTGGAAGACGTGCCCAACGTGCGCGTCGGCGAAACGGTGACCGTCGCGGTCAACCCGTACCGCGCGCCCAGCATCTTCGTGATCGGCGAGGCCGAGGATGGTGCCACGCGCTACATCGAGTGCGATCCGATCGCCACCGACGCTGCCGGCTTCTTCACCACCGCGCCGGTGTTCGGCGAGAACTACGCCAGCAAGGCCGACACCGTCGTCGACACCGCGCGCAAGGATCTCAACGAAGCGGCCTACGGCGAGCGCGACACGCTGGACGCCACCGCCGCGCGCAACAAGGGCCGGCTGGCGTTCGACGGCACCATCGACCCGTTCAAGCACATGCGCGAAGCCGCCGCCGCCGCGCCCAGCCACATCCTGCGCCGCGGTACCGACATGGACGTGCCCGATCACATGCATGTGGATCTCAAGCCGCTTTCGCACGTGCAGGCCGCGTTCGAGATGCGCGCCCGCCTGCCGCGCTCACTCACGCCCGCCGACAACGCCCGCATCCGCGAGTGGTTTCCCGACGGCGTGCCCGAAGCCGAACTCGATGCGCTTGCTGCGCGGCTCGATGCACCCGAGCCCATGCAGCGCCCGCGTCTGTCTGTCGTCGGCTGAGCCGACACCACAAGGAGTAGCACGCACATGAAAGCCAGCTTCCGCATCACCAACCCCAACATGCTCGCCGAAGCCCAGGCGGGTGACCTGTTCGTTCCGCTGGGCCCCGACCTGGTGGAGTGCGTTTGCGCACTGCGCTGCAGCCAGTACCCGGACGGCTTCCACACCGACATGCCCGACGCCGCGCGCTTCAATCCCGACGCGCTATTGGGCGTCGTGGTGGTCGCTTGCCGCGTGGGGCCCGGCGAGCCGGAGTACTACCCGCCTGGCTTCTGGAACAAGTTGTCCGGCGCGGCACCGATCGCGTTCCTGCGTCAGGTGGAAACCCTGGCATTGGCACCGCGCGAAAAGTTGGAGCAGTCGGTGGCCAACACGGTGAACCACGCCGCCGAAGCGCCGCGCGCAGATCCGCTTTACGCCGACCTCGACGCCATGCAGCTCGACATGGATGCCTTGGGCATGGTGGCACGCCATCGCATCGAGGAGCTCCGCGAGCTGCGCGGCAAATCCCATTCGGTCATGCGTTCCACCGCCCTGAACCTCGCTCGCCCGGAGCTCGCCTCGAAGCTCTGAACCCCGCCATCGCTTCACCCACTGATCTGGAGATCAGCATGCACGCACAACACATCATCGACGCCACCAACACGCCCGCCCGCTGCCTTACGCCGGTCGGCGAGATCAAACCCGGCCAGCACTTCGTGCGCCTGGACTCGCCCAGCGAAGTGCTGGTGCCGATGACCCACGCCGGCCTCGACGTCACCGACTGCACCTGGTCATGGGCCGTGGTGGTGGCCGTCAACCACGACAGCGAGGGCTACGTGCCCGGCCAGCTGCTCAAGCTGCGCCGCGACACCCTCGTGCGCGTGGTGCACGAAGCCCGCGCCCCCGTGTTCGCGCTGGAGCACTGAGCAATGGCACGCATGGGCCGACCCATCACCAGCACGCGCAGCGAAAAGCCGTACCAGCTGCACGCGTTGCTGCTGCGCCACGGCATCCCGCAGGGTGACCTGCGCCACGCGATGGTCTATGAGGCCGGCAGCCGCAGTGGCAGCCCGCTGGCCAGCAGCACGCTGTCGCAGCTGCTCACCCGCCACGCGTGGCCACGCACGGTGCACCCCGACACGCTCAAGCGCCAGGTGGCGGACTTCCTGCGCAGCCGCAACGTGCCCGAAGACGAGATCGCCACCGCGTGGATACCCGAAGGTGAAACCGTCGAGCTGACGCCCGCCAGCGCGCTCGGCGTGTTCCGCCATGCCAACCCCGTCGCGCCGAAACCGGCCGACGACCAAATCGAAATCCCGGAGGCAGAAATGCTCAGTCCCGTTGCGCGCGACCACTTCCGCCTGGCCCGTCATCCCTTCGTCGACGACGTGCAAGGCCCGCAGGATGTCTACCTCAGCAAGGACCAACGCTACGTGCGCGAGTCCATGTACTACGCCGCCAAGCACGGCGGCTTCGTCGCCGTGATCGGCGAATCCGGCAGCGGCAAGAGCACGCTGCGCCGCGACCTGGTCGACCGCATCCGCCGCGATGACGAGCCCATCGTCATCATCAACGTCAAGACCGTCGACAAGCGCGAGCTCACCACCAGCCACATCTGCGACGCCATCATCGCGGATATCTCCACCGAGGTGCCCAAGCTCAGCAAGGAAGCCAAGGCGCGCCAGGTGGAACGCCTGCTGGCCGCCAGCAGCAGCACCGGTGTGTCGCACGTGCTGATGATCGAAGAGGCCCACGACCTCAACAAATACACGCTGAAATACCTCAAGCGGTTCTGGGAGCTGGAAGACGGCTTCAAGAAACTGCTGGGCATCGTGCTGGTCGGCCAGCCCGAGCTGGCCAACCTGCTCGACGAGCGCCGCAACCCGGACATCCGCGAGGTCATCCGCCGCATCGAGCAGGCACGCCTCAAGCCGCTCAACGGCAACCTGGAGGAATACCTGGCGCTGAAGTTCAAGCGCGTCGGTGCCAAGCCCGACGACATCTTTGAGCGCGACGCCTACGACGCCATCCGCGCCCGCCTCACGCGCCGCCGCCAGGGCACCAACGAAGTGGACACGCAGATGTATCCGCTGGTGGTGCAGAACCTGATCGTCAAGGCGATGAACCAGGCGGTGGAACTGGGCATGGACAAGATCAGCGGCGAGCTGATCGGGAGGGTGTGATGGCCGACAACACACTCTCGCCCGAAATGACCAGCTACTTCGCTGGCGCGGCGCTTGGCCTGGTGGTGAAGGAACGTCGCCGCCAGATCGACGAACTCGGTTACACCGAAGACCATGATGATCGCCACGGTGGCGAAGAACTCGCCTCGGCCGCGGCGTTCTTCCTGGTGCCTGCCTTCGTCAATCAGGACGTCTGCACATGTACCGCAGAGTACGGCCTCATTGTGCAATCAATGCATGAGTTGATCGGCGAAAACGCATGGGAAGGCATCCATCGCGATGACTACGATAACGGCATGCTCCGCAGCGACGTGGGGATCGACACGCGCATCGGCCAGCTGGTGAAAGGCACCGCACTGGCGCTCGCCGAGCTGGAACGCTGGCTGCGCGCACGTGATCTGCGCAAACGGTTGGAGAAAGGCTGATGTCCACGCCAACCTCCTACCAGCGCCTGCACGTCCGCTGCCTGCTGATCGAACTCGGGATCAGCTCGCTGCACGTCACCGACGAACTGCTGCCGTTTTGCGAGCGCGCCGGCATCACCACCTGGTCAATCGGCGATCGCATCGACGACGTGCTCAAGACGATCACCGGCGAGCAGGCCCGCGCGCTGGCCAAGGTGCTGATCAGTCCGGAGGTGCTGCCGGCATGAAGCGTGGCGGACTGCGACCGCGGGTGGCCGGCGTCAGCAGCGGGATCGAGCAGGCCATCCGGTTCGTGCTTTGGGCACAGCAGCTGCTGCGCGAACCCACCATCGAGCAGATCCGTTCGCAATTCGACATCAGCCGCGCCGCCGCCTTCCGTTGGCGCGCGGCATGGCGCGCGGCGCAAGGCAAAGCGGCACCCACCAAGGAGCGCACATCATGACCCACCGCTATCCCGACGAAACCCTCAACCACTGGGCCGACATCTACGTCGCGCGCCAGGTGCGCAAGCACGGCATCAGTCTCGAAGCCTTCCTCGCCTACCCGCACCAGATGCTGGCCCGCGTCGATCGCGCCGAGTCCAGCGTGCGCGTGGTCGACGAGCCGCACCAGCACCGCTGCGATCGCCGCGCCGAACACTCGCTGCGCCAGCGTGGCTCGCAGCTGATCCAGAAGCTGTGGCACGGCAGCCGCCGCCGCAACCGCGCCGACGCGCCGCTGCCGAGCCGGAGGTAGGCAACGTGAACCTCGACCCGCAATTCCACGTCCGCAAGATCGAGCGCACCGCGCAACGCATTCTGGATGTGCGTGCGCGCTACCCCGACAAGACGCTGGCCTGGCTCTATGACCCGCAGACCATGCCGGAGGATCTGCAGGACGCGCACGACGCCAACGATGCGGCCGTCAAGCGTGCCTACATCGCGGGCGAGCTACGCAATGGTCGGCCGCGGCCAAAGCTGGATACCGACGCGCAGATCGTGGCATTCCTTTTCGAGCGCTACCAGGCACTCACCGAGGCGCAGCCATGCGCGTGACATGCCCCAGCTGCTGCGCCAGCTTCAGCCTCGACGTCGCCCTGCAGATGGACGCGTCCCGCGGCGCACTGCTGCGCGCGCTGCACATGCCGGCACCGCTGGCCGGTCTGTGGGCGCAATACCTGGGCATGTTCCGCAGCAAGGGCCGCGTACTGGCCCACGACCGCGCCGACAAGCTCATGGCCGAGCTGGTGCCGATGCTCGACGCCGGCACCGTCGTACGCAACGGCAACACCCGCAACGCGGCGATCGACGTATGGCGCGGCGCGCTGGAACAGATGGTGGAGCTGCGCAACACCGACAAGCTGCAGCTGCCACTGAAATCGCACGGCTACCTGCTGGAAATCGTCTTCGCCGCCGCCGAGCGCGGCGCGGCGAAAGCCGAGCAAGCGGTGGAAGTCAGCCGCCAGAAAGGCCAGCACCGCAACGTCGGCGACCAGGCGCTCGCCCGCCGCAGCCGCCTCGCCCAGATCCAGGGCGACTACCGCCTGAACATCATCGACCGCACCACCGCCGAACTCCGTCTCGCCGATATCGACTTCCCCCCGGAGGCTCTCGATGCATAACGAACTGACCCGCGACACCCTGCTGGCTGCCCTGCGCAACCACATCGGCCGCCGCCACGGCGTCACCGCCACCGCACTCTGCCGCGAAGTGCTGGGCAGCCACCCGACCAGCGGCGATGAACGTTTCCTGCGCACCCTGGTGGTCGAGCTGCGCATGCTCGGCCACCACGTCTGCGCCCACCCGCGCGACGGCTATTTCCTCGCCGGCAGCAGCGAGGAAATGGAAGAGACCTGTGCGTTCTTGCACTCCCGCGCCATGTCCAGCCTGCAGCAGGAAAGCGCGATGAAGCGCGTGTCGATTCCAGACCTGGTCGGGCAGATGAGGTTGCCGTCATGAGTGCCACGGCTCAGCAACTGAAGCGGCGCGCCAGGGTAGCGCTGGTCTGCGCGAAGAAACTGGATGCGGCAGCGCAAGCATTGTCGTCCTTCCTGTTGGCGTGCAATCAGTGCAGGGACGGCAGCGAGAGCCTCCGCCTGCAAGGCAAAGGCATCGACAGTCGCGAAACGATGATCCGCGACCTGAAGGAGTACTCCGGATGGCTTGAGTCCCGCTATGCCGCACGTGCAGGCGGTGCGTCATGAGCGGCGCAACGATACACGTCATTCTGATGGAGCCGTTCTTCGTCCCCACCGACGACTGCTGCATCTGCGACTGTGAAGTGCAGATCTGGCAGCACCATCCGAACTTCGGCATCCCGTTGTATGAGGGCACGCCCGTGCCGGCGGAGTGGGAAGGCGAGTGGGGCGGCTTCACCGCTTGCAAGGCTTGCTTCGATAAGTACGAGCGCGGCGAATTGGCGATGTGGACTGTCGAACAGCTGACCTGGTCGACACGCCACTGCGCGGCGGCTTCCGCAGGTGACGCAGCATGACCTGCACCTGCATCCGCAACGTCAACCGCCAGCTGCGCATCGGCGGCACCCAGCTCAAGACCATGACGCCGCGCGGCAACAACGGCGTGCTCGGCGCGCCGCGTGTCCTGGTCCGCGTCGAATTCACCGACCCCACCGCGCGCCGGCAAATCCCCATTGCCGTCGCCACACACTGCCCATTCTGCGGCACCAAATACAAAGGTTGACCACCATGCAAATGCAAGACATCGAACAGCGCGCCAAGGTCTTCGCCGGTGCCCGCGACGAACTCGCCAGCCGCCTGCAGGATCTGCGCGACGAGCAGGAAACCGCCAAGCGCCGCCGCCTGCAGGGCATCAAGAATTCCCTGGCGCGCTTCACCGCCGCCCACGGCGAGCTGAAGGAAGCCATCGAGACCAGCCCCGGCGAATTCCGCTCGCCCAAGACCCGCGTGCTCCACGGCATCAAGGTCGGCTTCATGAAACAGCGCGGCAAGCTGGAGCTGGGCGACGTCGACACCGTCGTCAAGCTCATCCGCAAGCACTTCCCCGATCAGTTCGACGCCCTGGTCAAGGTCACCGAGAAGCCCGTCGCCGCCGCCCTAGGCAACCTGCCGGCCAGCGACCTCAAGCGCCTGGGCGTGCGCATCGCCGACGACGTCGACGCGGTTGTCCTGAAACCCGTCGACGGCGAAATCGACAAGCTGATCGCCGCGCTGATCAACGACGACGACGTCGAAGCGGTGACCGCATGAACGCGATCGGCAACGAGGCGATGCGCGCGCTGGTCGACGCCCGTAAGACGAACCCGTTTGTGACCACGGCCTACATGATCAACGGCGAGCCGCGAGTACTCGGCGAGATCACCGCCGAAGATCGCCAGCGGGCCGTCAAGACGTTCAACGCCGTCGATTGCGAACTGGCGCTGGCGCTGCCTGACCTGCAGAAGACGGTGCTCGCCGCCATCGAGCGCCGCCTGCGCAAGCTGCAGAAAGCGGGAGAGACGGCATGAACGCCCACGGCCTCGAACAACAGGCTGCCCCCGGCGAAGGCGAACCCGAACGCATGTGCGGGCTCGACACCACCTGGTTCCTGCTCAACCTGCTGGCCGTCGTGCTGCTGGTGGTCTGGCTGCAGTGGCACTCAGAGGCGCCCGCCGCGCCGGTCGATCGCCTCGACCAGCAGCCACGTGCCGTAGACCAGCACCGCAAGGATGCAGCGCAATCCGGAGCGGACCGGCGGCAGCTCCGATTCGACCAGCCGCAGGGCCGTGTCCAGCTTGCCGGCATCGCCGGGGTGTTCCAGATCCCGCATGACCGTCTCCGTAATGTGGTGGTCATCGACCGTGTGCGCGCCGCGCACGCATGTCAACCCCTGCCCGGAGACCTCACGTGAGCAACGTCCGCACGTGCCGCGCCTGCGGCTGCACCGACCTGCACGCATGCCCCGGTGGCTGTTACTGGGTCAGCCTGGACCTGTGCAGCGCCTGCGCCAAGAAGTCCGGCGGCGACCGCCTGCCGGTCATCGCCGCCGAGAACATCGCCCGCAACCACGATTTCCTCCAGGTGATCGTGCTGGCCTGGGATGGCCAGCAGACCTGCGTGGCCACCTACGGCACCACCGACGAGCAAAGCGCCCAGGCCGCCGAAGGCGGCAACCGCATCAAGCGCGCCCTCGGCTGGCCCGAGACCATGTGCCGCGCCGAGTCCGCCAAGGTCGCCGCGCTGCACGCCCGCATCGCCGAGCTCGAAACCCAGCTGGAGGCCAAGCATGGTTCCTGACCGACTGATCTTCCGATCCGGCGATATCGCCGGCATACGCGTTCGCCGCGGCTTCCGCGCGCGGCTGGTGCTACAGACCCGAAACCATCTGCTGTGCGCGTCATCAGTTCCGCCGCGGCCAGGCACGTCGATCGAATGGAGTGATGCCGGATTCAGCGAATGGCGCGACGTGGACGCAAACAACCCTTTGGAGGTCGCCTGCGTGGTCGATTTGATGGCGACGCTCTTACCTGAACGGATGCGCGGACGTCCGCGCATCGGGGAATGACGATGGATCGCCAGCACATTCTCCGCAAAGTGATGGCCTGTCTGCGCCTCGCCGCCTCGTCCAACCCGAACGAAGCCGCCGCCGCGCTGCGCCAGGCGCAGGCCATGATGCGCGCCCACGGCATCACCCACGCCGAGGCGATGGATGTCGACGAGGCCGAGGTCAACACCCGCGCCCGTGGTGCCGAACCTGCGCGCAGTCTGTTGTTCTTGGCCGGGCTCGCCGCGGACGGCTTCGGCGCACAAATGATCGTCAGCCGGCAAAAATGCTGGAACAGCGGCTCCACGGTGATCCGCTTCTACGGTTGCGACGGCGCCGCCGAGATCGCGGCGTTCGCGTTCACGGTGCTGCGCCGTCAGATGGATGCCGACCGCCTCAAGCACATCGCTCGCGTGCGCAAACGCGGCAACCGCGATGCCCGCGGCGAGGTGTTCGCGATCGCATGGGTCAACGCCGTCGCACACTTGTTCCCCGATGCGGAAATTGCCGACGCCAAGCGCCTGGCGATCGACGAGGTGCTGCGCGTGCGCTACCCCGACGCCGGCACCAGCTCCGGCCGCGACCTGACCAAGCGCGGCAAGACCAGCGACAACGATGCCTGGGCTGGCCACCAGGCTGGCAAAGCCGCCAAGTTGCACCGCGGCGTCACCGGCGCCAGCCAGCGCGCGCTGGAGCATGACGAATGAATCCCGCCGTCGCCACCGATCTCGCAGCACGCGGTCTGCGCCCGACCGCCGAACTGGCAGCAAACCGCCAGCACGGCGACCGCCTGCGTTACATGGCCGGTTGCCGCTGCGACGCCTGCCGCAAGGCCAACAGCGCCTACGAGTGCGCGCGCCAGCGCGCCCGCAAGGCCGGCGACTGGAACGGCATCGTGCCCGCTGCCGCGGCCCGCCAGCATATGCTCAAGCTGAGCCGCCGCGGCATCGGCCGGCGCGCGATCGGCGCCGCCACCGACATCGCCGACACCGTGCTATCGGAGATCCGCACGGGCCGAAAGCTGCAGATCCGCGCCCGCACCGAACGGCTGATCCTGGCCGTCACGCCGGCAGTTGCCTCCGATCACGCCTATATCTCGGCCGCCCGCACCCACCAGCGGATCGCCGAACTGCTCGACGAGGGCTACACCGAGCAGTTCCTCGCCCAGCGCCTCGGCTACACCGGCCGCTACCTGCAATTCGGCGACCGCATCACCGCTCGCAACGCCTACCGCGTCGAACGCCTGCACAAGGAGCTCACCGAATGAAAGCCGGCATCCTCTTCCGCCGCGTTCCAGAATGCGAGGAAGTTCCCCGCGGCTATGGCTTGGTCTATGTCGATTTTCTTCGACGGGAGACGATTGTTGCGCCGGTGCCGTTGAACCTGCTGTTTGGTTTGGTCCGCGCGGGCTGGTTGTGGCTGCTGCACGGCTACTACACCACCGGCATGGCCAAGCGCGAACGCATGCACAGCGTGCTCAAGGCCGATCGCGTCCGCGCCGGCATCCTGTTCCGCTGGGGCAGCTGCTGGATCGGCGCGCACTGGTCACCGGCCAACCGCCGCCTGTGCATCAACCTGGTGCCGTGCGTGACCATCTGGATCGTCGGCGCCGGTGGAGTCGTGCCGTGAGCGGCCTGCGCTTCAAGGTCGGCGAGTTCGCGATCTACGCCGTCAGCATCGACGCAAAGTCGGGCCCATATGTCGGTTGTTTGTGTGAAGTCTTTCGGGTCGGGCCATTCCACCAGGGGGAACGCATTCAGCTCCCTCGACTGTATGGATGGGAAGCGAGGTCTGACATCGATTGCGATTACGTGGTGGAATTTCCGGACCTCTATGCGGCCGTGCATGACTGGCAACTGCGCAAAATCGACCCGCCAGCAGAGCCTGCCAGCCTCACGTGCGACAGCGAGTGCGAGGCCACGGCATGAAGCCCAACCGCAAGCCAGTGCCCGCCCGCAACAACCACCTGGCGATGATCCACATCGCCGCGCAGCAGCTCGGCATGGACGATTCAACCTACCGCGACATGCTGTGGTCTGTCGCCCGCGTGCGCTCCGCCAAGGATCTCGACGACGCCGGTCGCGAGGCCGTGCTCAAGCACCTGGCCGCCTGCGGCTGGAAAGACCCGCGCCACGCCACCGCCCGCCGCGCGCCGTACAAGAAGGGCACCCAAGCCGCCCTGATCCGCCACCTGTGGACCCGCCTCGGCCAGACCGGCGAAGTCCAGGACAGCAGCGACAAGGCCCTGCGCGCCTACGTGCGCACCCAGTCCGCCGCCCACCATCCCCAGCACCTCGGCTGGGATGACCCGAACCTGCTGCCGCGCTCCGTCGCCGGCAAGGTCATCGAGCACCTGAAACAGTGGTGCGAACGCGCCGGGGTCGCCCGATGATGAGCAGCAGCACCGAACGCCTGGCGACCTTCATGGTTGATCTCGCCGACATCAGCGCGCGCGTGATCGTCGACAAACTGAAGGTCGCGCCCGAACTGGCGGTCGACGTGGGCTTGCAGATCGCTACCGAGCTGTGCGACGACTATCGCGGCCAACCGTTCTACGTGCCTGCCGGTTTCGCTGTCCGCATCAGCGAACGCGACCAGGCCATGCACGCCGCCTACGTCGCCAGCCATCGCGACATCGTCGCCACCGCCCGCCAGTTCGACGTCACCGTCAAGACCGCCTACCAGCGCATCCGCATGGTCGAGGCCGCCGACTACGCCCGCCGCCAAGGCGCCCTGTTCGACGCCGATGGCTCCGCCGAGTAATCTCACCTCAACCAGCTCCAGGAAGACCAATGGCAACCACACGTTCTGTCGCCCACGCTCGTCTTCCCGGCCTCCAGTTGAACCTCCAGCTCGTCGTTAGAGATCGTGGCGCAGATGTAGCTACCGATGGTCTGACTGAGATCGTGGCGACCATCATTCTGGACTCCGGTGAAACCTACGGTGCTCACCAGATGTTTGAGAACAGCAACGTCAATGGCGCCGTCATCGCGGACGCGCTCCACATGCTGGCCAGCCGTCTTCAGCACCAGCACGACAAGCCGACCGCCACCGAGGCCGCCGCTTCGGACACCGAGGAGCCACGCTTCCCACCTGCGGGCTGACCTTTCGCTACGCGAAAGTCGTTTTCAATTCGGCTTCCCGTTATCGCCCTTGATGACCCTCTATTTCCCGGATTATCAAGTCCTCTCCCCCTGAAGTATCAAGACACGGCTTACTTTTGCTTGTCCAAAAGAGAAGTAACCAAGAGAAAACGACCCCCCGCTTGGCGCTTGCCGGGCATCCTGCCCGGCAAGTCCGTGAGCCGGGGCCGGGCTTTTCGACAGCACATCCATGTGCT